AAGGTAAGCAACGAGAATCACAGAGGCATAGGCCGCAACGGCCAGTTGGCCGGTGGTCGCCGTGCCACCGTTGATCTTGTCGGAAGTTCCAGGAAACACCTTCAACACCGCATTGGCGTTGTTTTTGATGATACACAGTTTGCCCGCCGCCGCAGTTGGAAGCGTGACAGCCTTCGTGGCGTCGGCAGCAGTCACGAGGGTGAATCCTTCCGTGATTGCACTGTCGCCCGAGCCTGTTCCACTTGCGGCAATCGTGGCCGATTTCACAGCAACCAAGCCGGTCGCTGCCAACGTCAACGCACCGCTTACCGGAACATTCTCGAACTTCGCGCCGTCACCAACAATCAAAGAGCCGGCCGCGTAGTCAACCGTTCCAACGTCGGTCAGATCGTCGATGGTTGTCACCGATACGGCGAAACTCGACTTGATAAGAGCTTTGACCGTGGCAACGCCTGCGCCGGCAACTTCCAGACACCAGCCAGCAAACGTATTACCGGTCGGCGTGACGGTGAAGGCACCAACGGCGGTGCCACCTACCGGAGTGCCATCGGCATCCCAGTAGATCGCCGTGCCGACAGCCGACATGTTGCTGCTGTCTTTAGGCACGGTGAAAACACCCTGAACGCACAACGAGCCAAGCGCATTGGCGGCGATGTCGCTCTTTGCAATTCCGATCATCGTACCTTGCAGCACAACGTCACCGGCGGTAACGGCCGAGCCTGGAGTGTAGTCAAGGCTTTCGCCTTCGTTGCGAAAAACACAAGGGACTTGAGACATGTTCGTATCCTTTCAAGAGTATTGGTTTTTGAGGAAGGCCTGGGGCCGTAATTGGCCCCCGTCCGTTGTGGTTGTCGCTTACGCGGTGGCCTTGACGGCTCCGCGTGGATCGAGTTGGCAGACGCCAAAGTCAAAGAAGCCGCGCCAACCTTGGCCCAAAACGTCCGGGTCTTGCGGCGCGTCTTGGATCGTAGGCTGCTCGTTGCCATCCAGGTACGCAAGGCCAAAAGCGGCGATGTCTTGCGGATCGGCGAAGAGATACCACGAGGTGGCGCTGTAGCCAGCGTAGGTGCTGTTGCCGAGGTACGGCGTCACGACCGGCTCATACAAGCCTGCGTAGATGTTCGCATTGGCGCGAACAGCGTCCGTCGTGCCAGATACAGCGATATTGGTGGACTTGAACAGTTCCCATGCCGTCTCTTCGAGCGCCGTCGGGCACACGACAAATTTGGGCGAGAGCAAGACCGGATTCCCGTCAGGGTCGGTTTGATCACGCAGTTTTTGCACAGCCTTCCCAAGACCAGCGGAGGCGAGGGCGGAGCCGGTGGAAAGGTTTTTGTTGTTCCCGTGGAAAAAGTTGCCGGTATTCGCCAAGACCAACGTCCAAAAACAATCCTCAAGCGCCAAGGCTGCGCCTCGGCCTAGCATCCGGGGAATCCCCATCAATGCGCCAAGATCGTCGTTCTTGAGCATCTGCCGCGTGATTCCGTAAATGCGCCCGTGGGTTTTCACCGAGTAGGTGAAAGATTGCTCTCCAAGCGTACCGTGTTTGAGTTCACCGTTAGCGCCGACTTCCTTCATCATCGCATCGCCGGTAAGACGATAGCCGGTGTGTGTTTTGAAGTCGTTGGCGGTCAACTTCTGCGCAATCCGCTTGGCTGTGCTTGGCACGGCTTGATAGGCGGAAAGCAACGTCTTATTCATGGCCGCCGACAGAATCCCCGGCAAGCTGGCCGTGGAAAATGCCGCCCTGATGACTTCGCCTTCTTGTGCCCATGCCGCCGGTGCTTCGCGGCCGTCCATAGCGCAGCACGCCTGAATCAGGCCACGGAGGCCGATTCCGCGAAGCGGATATGCACGATCGAGGATTTCCGGCTTGTAGGCCGCCTCGATGATCGATTGCTGCTCGGCAGTGCCGAGACGGATGGCCGCCTCGATCACCGTGCCGTCGAGCGAATGGTTGGCGACGTGACCGGCCGGGGCCTTGGGTCGCTCGGCCCGGATCACGGCCAGCTCCGTCTTGGTTTCGTCCCAACCCTCGGCGATGGCCTTGGCCTCGATCTCACCGTGCTTACCGCCACACGCCTTGCGAACGGCACTGATCCGCAGCGACTCGGCGGCCGACTCAGCACGAATGTCGGCGACCGGACTGGTCGCCTGGATCGTCTTGGGGTCCGGCGTCTCAACTTGGGCCGCCTTGATTTCGGCCTCCCACGCTGCCTCGAGCGTGGAAACGCCGACATCGGCCAGCAAGTCGGGGTTAAATCCTTTCGCTTGCAGCCATTCTTGAAAATTCGGGTCCATAATAAACTCCTTGGTTGTCTGTGCGGCCGATGCCGCGATATTAACAGAGGTTTGATCGTCCGCACCCGCATCGCATATCGTGAGTTCGCGCAGCGTCGTTTGTCGCGCGATGATGCACGGCCCGCTGATTGTTTGCCCGTTGACAAAAGCCGTTGCGCCAGGGGCCAGATACTCCTTGGCCTCGATCGAACAGCCCATCGACGCCTGCCAGGGGAAGCCGTTCAAGCCGGACGCCACCACGTCGGCCGCCGCAGGCGTGGAACGCGACACTATGCCAGATGCCTTGAGACACCGACCATCGTTTGCAATCATGTCCGTGTGACCGACGCCCATATTGGCATCGTGCTGCAACCGAACAGGTCGGCTCTGCGACGGTATTTTCATTCCGGCAAGATCGGCGACAACGGGATTCGTGAAATTGCCGAGACGCAACGGGCCACCCGTGTAGGCCAGCATGTCAAATCGTGGAATCTTCGGTTGACCTTCACCCGCAGCCGCTTCGATGATCGAAAACGACTCCGCGCGTACATCAATGGTTGTCGGGTCATGCCGCCGTGGTTTGGCCATTGGCGCTTTCTCCTTGAGTTGATCCAGGCAGTGAGGTGGCTTGCTGGTTTGCAAAGAGCCGCTGCCGTAGTAGTTCTTGGAACCCCGCCACGGTCACACCTAAATACTTTGCCGCACTCCGCTGCTCTTCGTCGGGGTCTTTTCCTTGCTCGGCCATTTCCGTTGCGTAAGAGCTTCCGGTTGCAAGCCGTGTGAGTCTGGCCGTCGCCTCGGTTGCCGGATCGATGTCCGCAAACCTATCCCACCTCCAGCAGTGCGACGGTATTGGAAATCCCCAGCGGTAGACTCCGCTCGCCTCAAAAAACCACTCGCGGAAGATTCGGTCAAGAATGGTTTTTTCAACATGGTGGCGATCCACCGACAACGACTTGAAATAAACTTGATGATCGAGCCTGCCTGAGGCGTAATTGTAGGAGGATGAATTGCATGCAGCGACGTTGAAGGGAAGATTAAGACACCGTGCTATTTCGTTGAGAATTTCTTTTTTGAACTCACCGTATGTCGTTGCTGGTTGTTCTGGCTTTGGCTGGTTCAAGTGATAGCCGTCCGGCAGCACTGTCGCCATGTTGCGGTTCAATTCCACAAGATCATACGGCTCGGCCCCTTCCGAATCACCATCGACCGCCGGACCGTTCGTTTCGATTACCGCCGCATGGTTGGCAATCGCTTCCGCCGCGCTGATGACGGCCAGAGTAAAACGCCGCAGTTGTGCAAAGAGCGGCAATGCCGGTGTAATCTCAGGGACACCGCGTGATTGGTCGGGGCGGTCACGGCGAAACAAGTGAAGCATGTAGCGGGCTGCAACCGATTCCGACTCGAAATTCGTCATCGGATAGAGGCCGCCCGGGTGGTATTTCAAGACGTGATACTCAAGAGGATTATGAAACTCATCGAGCACCATCCCGTCCACCAAGTTAGGCAAAAGCATCGGCATCCAAATGTCCGCAACCTGATCGGTCTCGATCAGTTTGATGTCGAGCTTGACGGGATTCGGATTTCGTGGGTTATCCACCATCATTCCGAACGCCTCACCGTCGCCGATTCGGGACATTACCATTGTCCGCAATTTCATGCCCAATAATGTCGCGTCTGCCCACTCTGCCCAACGGCCTTCCACCTCGGCAAGATCATCGCCGTTATCTCCCTGGCATTGCAATCGAGCACCGGTTCCAATCGTGTCGTTTGCGACCGTCAGCACGATCCCTTTTGCGTAGGAGTTGTTGGCAATTTCGTAACGCGATCGCATCCGCAGGGAACGTCGGACGCCGGGAACCATTGAAGCGTCGGCGGAAAATGAGTCGGCCCACTGCCAGTGCCGCTTGTTTTCGTCACTAGTTTGTGCGGCGTCATAACGCGACTGAATCGAGCGCGGACCGACATGATTTTGATCGGAGTCGGAAAACTTCGATCGCGTCCGATCATCGGAAAACAAAGATCGAATTGCGGAACGCAGACTCATAGCCTATTCGCTCCGTTGTCCGACTGTGCCAGGCGCAACCATTTGAAAACGCTTCAATGGAAACTTCCGGGACTTTGCAGCCGCTTTGGCAGACATGTACTTGTCGATTGCAATTACGTCCGAAGCGGACGGCGCGTCAACCGACATTCCATCTACCGATACTCGATTTGGATCGGTTGCCGCTTGCATCAGTTGTTCGTCAGTCAGTGAGGCCATAATCTTACAATTAACAAACACGTCGTGAGCCAGCAATATAGAAACACCTGTTTTTAGGTGTTTCTATCAGTTCGTTACGCATGTAGAACTTCATTGTTATGCTTGGCGCTCAAAAGTCGTGATTCGGTGGCCGCAGTATCGACATTCTCGACGCCTCATATTCCGGTCACCGCGCGGGCGGGTATAGAGAACCCAGAAATGCCGACAGTCGCAAATCGGACATTTGATTCCTTCGGTCCCGTCGATTCTTTCCCTCGCTGCCGCTTGCGTAATCCGTTGTTTCATTCTTGTGCGGCCCTTTCGGAAAATCGGATTCGCTTTTTCTTTTCCCGCCCCTCTAACCCAGGCACTTTGATTCCAAGCATCGACGCCGCTGCGGCCGATCCGCAAAGGCAGTCCCACCAGTGAATGTCAGGCTTGCCCGGCTTGATAGTCCAGTGCCACTTCCCATTGTCGCCAACTTGACGCCACTCGCGGAACTCTCCACAACAATGCTCGGCAAACGGCTCTTGTTCTCGCGGATTGCGGCCGAAGAGACTCCACCCGCCTGGATCGTTGGGCGGCATACGAATCCGCTCGGCTGCCATCGTCTTAAAATGATCGGCGTCGATCAATACGACGCGCTGCCCGGCATCGGGCGGGAGGATGCGCCAATGGTAGCCGGTTTGCCCGCCCGGCTTGTTTCGGAAAAACGAGTACCACTCTTGCCCGGGCCTCAAGTAGAATCCCTGTGCCGGTGCCGTCAGGTTTCCAAACCGTGACCGTCGACATTGCGACTTCACGGAATCCGTCTCGTATTTTGAATCCTTGAGCAACTTGCCGATCCGCATGGCCGCGCCATCCTCGCGCATCCATTCTCGGGTGAGCAATTTATCATCGAGTGCG